ACCGGAACTTTGGAAGCCGCATTGCTGATTGCTCCGCCTGCCGCTTTTAAGCCTTTCCCTATACCCGGCAACCCAAGCATGATATCTTTTCCGCCCTTATACAAACCAATGTTTGTACCCATATACCCGCCAAGATATGCAACAGGGTTCTGCGTTTGTGCATTGGAAGATGCGCTTCTTGTCCCTTCCATTGTATTGTGGAGCGTATCATAGGCACTTTGGTCTGCACCTACTGCATCATAAAGTTTTTCCACCGCATTTTCATATGTTTTTCCAAATGGGTCGATAGGCAATGCGTTCTTGGCGCCATATACAAGACTGGCGACAGGGTTCAATTTATTTTCAAGTATTACGATCTTTTGCATATCAGGGTCATTGTACATTGCCTTGCGAGTGTTTGGGCTATAATCGCCATTATACCACTTTCCGTCCTTGGGATATTTTTCGTAAAATGCGTCGATTATCTCTTGCGCGCGTGTTTTATCAAAATCATTCAAACGATAAGACGGGTCAATGTAGTCATCCAGCGTCATGTTCTTGGCGTTTTGTTCCATCAGACGCTGATATTCCTGATTTTGCAATTCGGCTTGTTTGCGCCGCTGCAATTCTGCTGCCACATCTTCGTCCGACGCATTTGCCCAACGATATCGCATCGCAATATCCGGCGAATTGGAAAGTTCTGTGCGAAACGCGATCAATTCATCATTCGTTGGCGCACTTGCTCCAGAAACCGAACCCGCCGCGAATCCTGTTCGATTGGGCGGATTATCGTATTGCATTTTTATCAAATCCACAAGATTTGCAGGAGCGTTTTCTTTCCAATCCGTTTTATCCGGATCATTTACGCCAAAACCTTTCCACTCATTTTCCGGAGAATCTCCTGAGGTGCCACGGTATGGAACAAGAGTGCTTTCTTTTCCTATGGAGCGCAAAAAATCTCGATATGCGCTTGCCTGCCCAATTGTCTGTGTCGGCAAAGCTCCCGGTGTCTGGTAAGAGCGCGCCGACATTTGCTGCATAAAACGCGACTGATACTGCTCACCATTTTTATTGGATTCGTTTTGAGTTTCAAATTGCTCGCGCATAAATTTTGATTGATAGGCCATTGTGTGCCTCCTGTCGTTTAAAGTCCAAGAGCTGCTAAAATCTGATCGATTGTGGTTTGGCTTGCACCGCCGGCAACCAAGTCATCATACACCACTTGTGGGGTTACTCCTGCTGTTTGATAAAGCGAAAGCGCCCTTTTATATGCGGGTGTTTTTGTAATGTCTGTATCGCCTTGCGACGTGCTTACACTGCTATTCCCGCCACCGGACGAATAGCTGCGGCTTGCCGCCTTTGCTGCGGCCTCGGCCTGTGCCTGCTGTAAAGCAAGCATCTGCTGCGTGTAGGTATTGTCCAAATTTTGCAATGTGTCATATTTATTTTGCAGAATTTCCGCACTTTGGTTTGCAAGCGCCTGCTCCAACTGCAATTGATACGCCATCTTCTGCTGGTCATCCGCAGAAAGCTGGTTGTTATAGTTTTGCAGCGCGGTGGATTTATTGCTGTTCAATGTGTCCAGCAGCGTTGCCAAACTGTCGTTCCGGCCACGGTCAATCGTGTTTCGGTTGTTTCCGTATGAATTGTACATGCCCGCCAGCGCACTTTCCGACATGCCCCCCGTCAGCCCCTGCGCCACCAGCGCCTGGGGAAGGTCGCGCTTGCTCATCATATAGTTGATATACGCCTGCTGCTGGGCGCTGTCGGCGTTCTGGTTCACCCCGCGCGCTCCGCTGTCATAACTGGCCTGCAGCTGTGCCAAAGCATCGTTGTAGTTCTGCTGAAGCAAATTGCTGCGGTT